TTGGTTGATTGATGATAAATACCAAAATTATCAGATTGTATCTGATTTAAAAACAGGTACTACAGGAACGCTGATTACTTGGGTTAAACCAACAGGGAACTATCATCTACGTGTCAACACATATCACAAGGAAGCTAGCAAGTCTGTTTGGGAAGTAAAAATCGAAAAAGGGACAGTCAAAACGGACTGGACCCCTGCCATCGAAGATGTACAAGATGACATTGACTCTAAGGCCGACAGCGTATTGACACAAGCCCAGCTCAACAAACTCAATGAAGTTAATTCTGTGGTACAAGCCGAGCTCGAGGCTAAAGCCTCTCTTGAGATACTTAATCAATGGGTGAAGGCATACCAAGACTTTGTTAATGCAAACAATGCCAACCGGGCACAGGCCGAGAAGAACCTTGCTGATGCCAGTGCTCGTGTCGCAAAACTAGAGAACAACCTAAATGATATGTCAGAGCGTTGGAACTTCATTGACAGCTACATGACTTCATCGAACGAAGGGCTTGTTATTGGTAAAACTGATAATTCTAGTTCTATGTTATTCAGCCCAAGCGGTCGTATTTCAATGTTCTCTGCCGGCAATGAGGTCATGTATATCTCGCAAGGTGTGATTCACATCGAAAATGGTATTTTCTCGAAAACCATTCAAATTGGGCGGTACCGAGAGGAACAAGATTTCATCAATCCTGACAGGAATGTCATTAGATACGTGGGAGGTAGTTAATCATGGTAGAATTTTGGTCAAATACTGACCGTGGATATCGCATTAGGCTGTGGATTGACCAAGTTGGACAGAATATCCAAAACAACACAAGTGATGTCCGTATTCGATTGGCATTGCTAAACCAAGGGTGGACGTTTGCAAGTTATCAATGTTCTGGGTATGTTGATGGTTTTGGTCAACGAATTGACTATTCTGGAAGCCCAGCGATGCTTAACCGAAACTCAGAAATACAGTTGATTGACCGCACAATTACTGTCCGCCATGCTGACGATGGGTCTGGTGCCTTCGGTGTGCGTGCGCATTTCAACGGATCGGGTGGATACAGCCCTGGAAACCTAGACATCGGCAATCAAGGCATAACACTGACGACGATTCCAAGGGGGAGCTCAGTTAGCGTGTCGGAAGGGTTCATTGGCAATCAAGTAGATATCACTATTGATAGGAAATTAGCTGGTGCCACGCACACACTGCGCTATGCTTGGGGAAACAAGCAAGGCAAAATTGCTGATAATGTTGGGACATCGTTTAAGTGGACAATCCCTGCGGATTTCGCAAACGACATACCAGATTCAACAACTGGTCGAGGCACTATATATGTCGATACTTATGTAGACGGCAAATTGATTCAGACGCAGTCAGCAACACTAACAGCAAGCGTTGTTACAAACAGCATGAAGCCTTCGTTCACTGGGTTTACTTTGACAGATACAAATCCAACGACTCAAAGGATAATTCCAGAGCCAACGCATTTCGTGTCCATAATGTCACTTGTGAAGGTCGTTTTCAACGGAGCCCAAGCAAAAAATGGAGCTGCAATAGCTGGGTATTATGCTGAAATCGTTGGTGCTAGCAATTCCGTTTCAACGAACGGCGGGGTATTTCGTGAGGTCGCTGTAAACAAAGACACTCAAATGACATTAAGAGGGAGAGTTCAAGACTCTCGTGGGATTTGGTCCGATTGGAAAGAAGTCAAAATAACATTCTTGTTCTATTTCAGTCCAACGCTAAAATTTGAAGTTACCAGAAGTGGCTCAAAGTCAGATACACTAACCATTAAGAGGTTCGCTAAAATAGCACCTCTTAGCGTTAATGGCGTTCAAAAAAATACCATTAAGCTGACTTTTACAACAACCAAAGTTGGGACAAGCAATGTTGTAGCAGATAATGGGTCGGCCGGCGGTGAATGGTCAAGTATTTCTGAATTCAAGGCTTCTAATGCCAATTTAGGCAAGGAATACCCTGCGGATACCTCATTCATAGTCATAGGTAAGCTAGAGGATAGATTTTCAGACTCAGAATTTCAAGCCACAGTGCCGACCGATAAACTGATTATGTCCTATGATCAACAAGGTGTGGGTATTGGTAAATATCGGGAAAATGGGGCGCTTGATGTCAACGGATTGATTTATTCAGGTTCAAAGCCAATCCAGCACCACCGACTTACAGAAGTTCGAGGTGCTGCAATCATCGAATATAACAACACGAATCTTGACGGTTACAGAACGACGGGATTCTTCTCGGTGATGAGCACGATGAAGAACTACCCTATCAGCAAGCCCAAACCTACAGAACAAGTAGGCTTCTTAGAAGTGATAGAGGGCTTGGGTGGTATTCATCAATCACTGACAACAAGTTCTGGTAGGTTCTTCAAACGAACCCTAACGCAGAATACCGTTGGAAATTGGGTTGAGTTTGTGCAAACCAACCAACCTGCTGTAAAAAAAGAAATCCCGATAGGGTATGGTGTCAAAGCTAACGTGGTTCGGAAAGGGGATGTAGTGACCTTCAGCTTAATCAGAGATATCCACTCTGTCGTCGAGGGAGAACACAGAGAATTGGATGAAAAAATTCCAAATGGGTTCAAACCCTGCGTGCAAACACATTTGATTGTAAATAAAAATGCAGCTAATGAGCACAAAGGATGTGCAGTGTGGCACCTTGAACCGGATGGGAATATGTATTTTTCAAATCAGAGCTCTGAAAATGCAGTCTACACAGGAACGGTCACTTACATCACAGAAGACGAATACCCAACAATTGAAGAATAAAGAAAGGAAAATAATATCGTGTCACTAAAAATTACAAAACAACGTACAATCAATGCAGAATTTAACGTCGTAGAAGAAGGAACTACAGTTCTAGTTAAACAGACATACATCAGCATTGACGAAAACGCGGTATCTAGCGTCCAAGAAAATCTTCTTAACGCTGAGCTCTATGCTAAATACCGTCAAGAAATGCGTACAGACGAACGTGCATTGCGTGACTTGCGTTATAAAGTAGAGGATGAAATTTTGGCGGATACTACACAGGCGTAAAGCGTTTAAAAATGGGGGGTTAAATAAATGTTTTAAGGAGCATTAAATGCACAAACCAGATGGCATCTTTGGCGTGTTTGAAGTCGTCAAAGATTTCTATGAGCATGGCATAGACGAACACCTCTGGGTGTTCCTACTCATGCTTGTTATCGTTGCTGATATCGTATTGGGCGTTTCAAGGTCATGGGCTTTTCATGAATTTTCGAGCCGTAGGTTTCGAAAAGGACTGGTTAGCCACACGGCTATGTTGATTATCGTAA